TGGCGGACACCACCGAAGGGCGCGACCTGTACAAGCTCATCAAGCGCGGCGACATCTCGCAGTCAAGCTTTGCCTTTACGATTGCAGACGAGGACTACGACCGCAAGGCCAACCTGCGCACGATTACCAAGATGGGCAGCCTGCTCGACGTCAGCCCGGTCACTTATCCGGCCTATCCAACTACCACGGTGGCCGCACGCATGAAAGCCGCACAGCCTGACCCGGTGGACGAGGTAGCCGAGGAAATCGTGGAAGCTATCGAGGAGACGCCAGCGGTAGCTCCCGAACCCGTAAAAGTGGAACGCAGTACATTCGCACAAACTAAACCCCAGACCATGAACTTGAATGAATTGAAGGCGCTCCGCGCCAAGTACTACGAGGAGCACGTCGCCCTTGTGGAGAACCCTGACAAAGAAGGCCGCCAAATTACCGAAGCTGAAGAGCAGCGGGCCGAGTGGTTGGTTGCCGAGGTTGCATCTTTGGACAAGCGCATCAAGCACCGCGCCGACCACGAGAAGATGGTCGCCCGCATGGTGGGTGGTGAGGCAGTGAGCCGCGGCGAAGAGCGCGAAATCGAGAAGCTGAACGGCAAGTTTAGCCTGTCGCGCGCCGTGTTGACTGCAGCAAACGGCCGGTCCTTGGAAGGCATTGAGGCAGAATGGGCACAGGAGGCACAGCGTGAGATGCGGGCCCAGGGCTTGCAGGCTGTCGGCCAGGTGGCCATCCCGATGAAGGCGCTGTACCGCGGTGCTGCTGACAACTTTACCGCGACTATTGGCAACGGAGACGGCGAAGGCTTTGTGCCAATTAACGTTCCCGGCGCTATCGGCTCCCTGATTTCTCCGTCTGTCATCGAGCGGTTGGGCACGACTGTCATCAACGGAGCTACGGGGAACCTCAAGTTCCCGCGCGTGTCTGTCGCACCGGCCGGAACGGCTGAAGGCGAAGTGGATGCTAACGCAAACAGCGGCATGGAGATGGACGAGCTGACCCTCAGCCCGCAGCGGGTTTCTGCGAAGACCACCTACTCCAAGCAGCTCCTCCTCCAGGGCGGCGCAGCAGTGGACATGGTCATCGCGCAGGAGTTGAACGCAGCCATGAACAAGTTCATCGACACGAAAGCCTTCGACACGCTCGACGGTGCTACCATGAACGACTTGAGCACGGCTGGCGTAACGAACACCACGTTCAACGCAGCCCTCGCTGTAGCTATGGAAGCTGCTGTCCTCGCTGACGGAGCCGACCTTTCGAACTGCTACTACGTCATGAGCCCGTACGCTTACCAGCTTGCGAAGAATCTCGCACAGGTTTCGTCGGTTTCTGCCCTGTTCGACCTCAGCACGAACACCTTCAACGGCTACCGCGCTATCGCCACGCCGTACCTGGTGGACACGACCGCTGGCTCGGTAGGACAGCTGCTCTTCGGTAACTTCCAGCAGGGCGCCATCCTCGCCTACTTCGGAGGTATCGACCTGCTCGTCGACCCGTACAGCGCAGCAGGCAACGCGCAGATTGTCCTGCACGTCAACCGCTTCTTCGACTTCGACGTTCGCCAGGCGAACGCCCTCGCGAAGTGCAACGACGCTGCAGCGTAATTGACCTGACACCATAGGCGAAGGCCCGGGGCACTCCCCCGGGCTTTCGTACTTTCGGGCCATGGTTACCACCGTCAAGGTCACGGGCACCCCGGTGCTCAACGACATCATCACCGTCGCGGACCTCAAGACCTTCTGCCGCGTCGACAGCGCCGACGAGGATACGCTGATGGACGCGCTGCGACAAACAGCTATATCATGGTGCGAGCAGTACTGCAGCATCCGCCTCGGCGACGTCGCAGCAATAGCCTACGCTGACGCGTGGGCGCCGCTGGGCATCAACGTCGGGCCGGTGCAGAGCATCACCTCAATCACGTACCTGTCGACGGCCAACACGACGCAGACGCTGGGGGCGAGCTACTACTACTCCGACCTGAACAGCCAAATCGCACGCATCCGTTTCGTCAGTCCGCCGGACCTGTACGACGACGCCCTCAACCGGGTGCAGGTGAACTGCGTCATCGGCTACCCTGAGGCGTCCGTGCCGAAGCCTATCCTGCAGGCCATCCGTATCCTGGTGGGACACTTCTACGAGAACCGCCAGCAGGTCGTCACCGGCACCATCGCCACCGCCGTACCCTTTGCGGTGGAGGCCCTGCTATCACCCTACCGCCTGCTGCATCCATGAAGATAGGAACCCTTGACCGCCGCGTAGAGATTCAGAACTATGTGACCACGCGCGACACATGGAACTACCCTGTCGAAACATGGTCGACGCTGGCGGAGGTATGGGCGTCGCGCCGCGACCGGAGCAGCGGCGAAGTAACGGAGGTCATGAAATCGGTGCAGCTGAACCGTACGGAGTGGACGGTGCGCTACCGCTCCGACGTCGATACCACCATGCGCATCATGCACGACAGCACGTACTACTACATCGTGGGCATCGTGCAGATAGGCCGCAAAGAGGGGCTGCTGCTCATCACTGAACTGCGCGACTGATGGACATCAGGCCGAGGTCCAAGGTCATCAAGTCGCAGCTCGGCAGCTTCGGCTTTGACGGGCGCCAGCTGAAGGCCATCGAGGACGAGCTGATGAGCATGCCGCTGCGCTACCGCGCCAAGGCACTCATCGGCCCTATGAAGACCGCGCTCGGTATCACCAAACGCCAGGCGGCAGCTAACGCGCGTGCGAGCGCCCGCACGGGCAACCTCGCCAAAGCTATTCAAGTAGTGGAAGGGAAGGACAAGCGTTACACCTACGTGGTGCTGCGCGTCAATCCGAGGACCAGCTACTACCTCCCGGCACCGGCGTGGATGGACCGCGGCCAGCCACAGCTGCAGCGCCCTATCAAGTACGCCCACCTCGTTGCCGGAGGCACAAAGGCAGGGCTGCGCACCAACCGCGAACTGCAGGACGGACGCCGCAAACACTTTACCGTACGCAACGAGGAGAGCGGAAAGGTGCACCGCCTGTCGCAGTGGCTGACCCCTAAGGTGCCAGGCATCCAGCACCCCGGCACGCCGGCAAACAACTTTATTGAAGACGCATGGACGGCTACGCAGGATGCGGCTGAAGCCAAGTTCCGCGACATCGCCATCGACCGCATTCTCAAGTTCAAAAACAGGCAAGGCTTCAAATGATAAACCACATTATCGACATCCTTATTGAGGACGGTGCGACGGGTGCTATCACCACCAACAGCCGCATCTTTCCGCTAGCTCGCTTGCAGGGCAGCGCCGTGCCTGCTGTAGTGGTGCAGCTGACAAACACCACGCCCGTCGACACACACGACGGGGTCGCCACCGTAGACGAACATACCGTACAGGTGACGGCTATAGCTGAAACCCCTAAGGCATGCTACGACCTGGGCGAGGTGGTGCGTTTGGCGCTCGATGGCTACACGGGCGGAGACATCAGCAGCCTGCGTTTTGTCACGCAGGCCACGGACATCTTCGAGGCGGACGACTTGTTCACAATTACGATGCAGTTCGAGGTGGCGCTGAACCGCTCCGAGGTGAGCGTGCCCACCAGCGCGGCGGTAGGTAACGACCTTGAAATCCGCGGCGCGCTATACTATCAAGTGCGCGACATTGAGCTGGAGCATAATACCACCTACACCGTAGGCACCGCCGACTACTGCATCTTTGCCAACTATGCAGAAGCCCGCGACACAAAGACGGCCACGCTGCGCCTGCCTTCTGTGGCTGTAAATGAAGGCCGCGTCCTGCGCGTAAAGACAGGCTCCAACCTCAGCAATCAGCGCACCTTTGTACTCGAGCCAAACCCTAACGACGGCAGCACCATCGACGGAGCCGCATCGGCCACCATGGACCGCGACTACGACGGCATCACGCTGCTCTGCCATCTTGGCGAGTGGTACGTCGTACAGCGCAAAAGCAAATAATTGACACTCCCTATCTTCACCAAAAATCTGAACCATTATGGCAACTACTGGAAAAATCCGCTCTAACGCCATCGGCGTGTACATCTCCAACACCGCCCTCCCGGACGCAGGGCTCACCTACGTAGGCCCCAACTTTGGAGACGGAGCTACGGAAGACGACGACTTCGAGCTCATCGCCTGCGCGACCTCCGGCTCGTTCTCAGGCTCTATGGAAGTCATTGACGCAACGACCAAAGACAACGACGGCCAGCGCGAAATCCTGACCAGCGCCCTGTCGTGGTCTATGTCTTGCGACGGTCTCATCGACTACAGCACGGCAGCAGGCAGCAAGTCGGCCATTGAGCTGTTCGACATTTGGAAGGCAAAGACCAAGGTGCGTATCGCATGGACCACGGGCGTAGACGGTGACGTCATGCTGTGGGGCGACGCCTACATCACCAGCTACGAGGAGACCGCCGGATTGAACGAGGTGGCCACCTACGCGGTGCAGTTTGAAGGCGACGGCTCTATCACTAAGTCCATCATCGACGACGCGAACGTGGCATTCACGAACAACAACGACTAAGTCGCTGTAACTTCGGGGCATGACTAACACGCTCCGCGGACAATTCGACGTGAAGCTCGGGGGCGACCTCGAGCTTCCGTGTTTCCTGAACCTCCACGCCGTGAACCTCGTCTGCGAGGAGCACGACCTGAACCTCACAGGCTTCCAGCAGGCGCTGGCCGAGAAGCCTCTCAAGTTCCTGCCGCTCTTTATTTGGGCTGGGGTGCGGACCGCTGCTGTCTTAAACGACAGCGAGCTGCCTATCACCTTCGAGAAGTTCAGCGTGCTGTTCGGCTCTACCGACTGGTCAGAAATCACCGAGAAGGTGGGCCTGGCCATGGCTCTTGACGCGCCAAAAAAAGCGACGGCTCGGGGCCAGCAGAAGAGCTAACGCTTCGAGCCCTGTACGTCGAAGCTCTGCGCCGCGGCCTCAAGCCGCCCGACTTCTGGTGTAGTACCTTCGGGGAGGTGATGGTAATGCTACGCACATACGAGCACAGCGATGAGCTGGCGTGGATGCGGACCTCGGCGATGATGGCCATGCAGGCCAACATCCACCGCGGAAAGAATTCACGGCCGTATGACTGGAACGACTTTAACCCGTACGCTTCGCAGCGTCGCAGGGCCACGCCACCTCCGAAGATTACCCCCAAGATGGCCGACCTGTTTGGCCGCATGGGAAAAACTATGAAGCATGGCCAAGAAAAACGCGGTACTTAATATCATTTTCGGCGCCGACACCAAGGAGCTGGACAAAGCTCTGCAGGGTGTAGCGAAGCGCTTGCGCAGCACGGCCGACGACCTGAACGGGCTGGGCCAGTCGCTGTCGCTCGGCTTGACTGCACCCATCGTGGCGTTTGGGGCGCTCGCCACCAAGAACGCCGTCGACAGCGCCAAGGCTATCGCACAGGTGGAGGCTGCCGTCAAGTCGACGGGCGGAGCTGCAGGCAAATCCGTTGCTGACTTAGAAGCGATGGCCGAAGGCTTGCAGCGTATTAGCCTGTACGACGACGACCAAATCCTCAAGGAGGTCACGGCCAACCTGCTCACCTTTACCAACGTCACTGGCACCCAGTTTGACAAGGCGCAGGTGGCTATCCTCAACCTGTCGACCCGTTTGGGCACGGACTTGACGAGTGCTTCGGTGCAGGTAGGCAAGGCTTTGAACGACCCTATCAAAGGCGTGACGGCCCTTGGCCGCGCCGGGGTGCAGTTCACCGCAGAGCAGAAGGAACTCATCACCACGCTCACGGAAAGCGGCGACGTGGCCGGTGCGCAGGCTATCATCCTGGGTGAGCTGGAGACCCAGTTCGGAGGAGCAGCGGAGGCAGCGGCCAACGTCGACCCCTACACGCAGCTGGCCAACGAAATCGGCAACCTGTCAGAGGACTTTGGCGTCATCATTAACGATGCTATCAGGCCGCTCGTTCGGTATGTACGTGAAGCGGTGGATGCTATCAAAGGCTGGAGCGACGCGACAAAGACAACGGTGCTCGTGATTGGTGGGTTGCTCGCTGCACTTGGCCCTACCCTTATTGCGGTGGGTGCTCTGATTAATTCCTACACCACCATCAAAGGCGCGCTGATAGCGGCTAAGGCTGCGCAAATCCAAATGAATTTGGCCACCTTGGCCAACCCCTACGTCGCTGCTGCTGCGGCTCTTGCCGTGCTGACCCTTGCGATGCTTAACTACAAAACCGAGACGGAGTTAGCAGCGGAAGCGAAAGCCAAATTTGATGCGCAATTAGAAGGTAAAAGCCTTGAAGACAAGTACAACATTGTTCAGACCGAGCTCAACAAAACAATTAAGCAGCGCGCTGTTGTAACGGATTTATTAGCAGCTGAGCAGGAAAGGCTGCGCAAGGGAACCGTCGCCTTGAGTGCGGGAGCAGCGGCCGCCACAGCCGCGGAAAAGCCTCTTACTGTTGAATACGCCAAGCAAATTGAAGCCCTTGACCGGCGTAGAGACGAATTAGCCAAACAGGCTCAAGGCATACGCAATGAGATAAAAGAGAGTAAGCGACAGACGCAAGCAACAAACGAAAACACAACAGCAACAAACAAAAACACTACAGCTCGGGAAACTGCGCTTGATGTGTTTAAGCGAGAAACAGCTGCCTACATGGCCCAACAGAAGGCCATCGAAGACCTCAACGCAGAGATGAATGACACGCTGCTGACCCTTCGCGACCTCGGCGAAGGGCCTTCGGTAGCGGAAGCTTTGTTAGGCAAAGCACCTGAAGCTCCATTCATGATGAACCTCATGGATTTGGAGATGCAGGACGAGCTCATTCCTGAGGAGGCTATCGAAGGGGCCGACAGATATGTTGCTGCATTTATGCGCGCTCGCAACGCAGCCGTAGAGTTTAACTATGCCGTTAGTCAAGCCGTCGAGCAGGCAGCCGAAAGCATGGCCTACAACTTCGGCGAGATGCTCGGCACGGCCATGGCTACGGGCGACGGCATGCAGGGCCTCGGGCGCATGGTGCTCGGCACCCTCGCCGACCTCGCCGTGCAGGTGGGAAAGATTGCCATCGGTGTAGGTATCTCCGTTGAAGGCATCAAGAAGGCGCTGCAGTCGCTCAACCCCGTCCTCGCCGTTGCCGCAGGTATCGCCCTCGTAGCGCTCGGCTCCTACGCCCGCACCCGCCTAAGTCAAAGCGCTGGCGGTGGGGTGCCTGCCTTTGCGCAGGGTGGATTGGTCACCGGCCCGACGCTCGCCATGGTGGGGGACAACCGGAGCGGCAAGGAGGCCATCATCCCCTTCGAGCGCATGGGCGAGTTCCTGCAGATGGCAGGAGCCGGGCAGAGCAACGCCAACGTAACCGTCACAGGCCGACTACAAGGGCGCGACCTCGTCATCAGCAACGAGCGCACCACGTTCAACCGTAACCGCACCAAATACTAATGGCCATTCGTCTGCAGTCCGAATTCAGCGACAACCTCGGATTGACCTATCAGGTTAACATCCATGACGACACCTACACGGGTGCTGTCATTCCTTTTACTATAGGTGCCGACGGCTTTGTCTTAAACTATGAAGGAAACGTAGAGACCAGGTACGAGCCTATCATCGGCAGCTTTCTCGAGTTCACGTTAATTGAGCAGAACAGTAATCACAGCGATTTCCTTTCCGATTTAATTATTGCGCCTGAAGGCCGCTATTTAGTAAGCGTGCGCTTTGACCCTGATGGTGTAGACACGTTCTATTGGGGCGGCGTGATTCTTGCCGAGCAGCTCATGCTGGCAGACCAAGCGTATCCTATCGAAAACCGCATCCGTGCGACGGACGACTTGGCCAACCTCAAGGATATACTGTACAACGACAACGGCTCGCCATACACCAACGCTGGCTTCGGTTACACCTTTATTAAGCACCTGACCCTGGCGTTGTCGAAGCTGCGTACCACTTCGCTGTGGGCTAATGACACGCCATTCCTGCGGGCTGTGGCAAGCTACACGCCTGGCAACATCACAACGGGGGACTACTACAGCAACTTGCGCGTGACGCATGCAACCTTTTACAATTACGAGGAGGATGCAGACCAGAAAAACTATTATGATACTGCTTTCGTCCTGGCACAGTTTGCTATCAGCCTGGGGGCGCGCATCTATCAGGCCAACGGCACATTCTGGTTTACGCCTGTAGGCAAGCAGGTGGCAAGTGCTACGCTTTCCGCATTGGCATACGACAAGCAGGGCGACTATTTGAGTGCTTCAAACGTCAGCACAAATATCGACATTGGCGTCGGTATCAAAAAGCTCCGCGGCTGGCAGTATGGGTACCAGCTTCCGCTGAAGAAGGTGCGGCGTTTATTTGAACACAACAACGCAGGCCCGGCCTTTGTTGCCAACTATGGACCAGCCGACCACGGCACAACCACCGTAGTCCTTAATGAATTTGATTATGCGAACGGCCAGGTTTTCCAGCTGCTCCTGCATAACGTGTGGAACGAGGACAGCGACTATCCTGGCGAAAACAACTACCGCTTTCAGCGCCGCATCAAACTCAAAGTCAAATGTGGTAATAGGTACCTAAAAAATACCGTTACAAACACAGCGGCGACAGCCTACCTCCCACCATTTGGGGAGGCAGTTTCTTACACGTATCCATCTCCACAAACTGCGTCATGGACCACCAACGCGTCCGACAGGTTTACCATTAGCGGTGCGCCGCAGAGCGCTGCTACTGACAACATCGGCGACGCGCAGTTTTTTCAGATTGACCTCCCACCACTACCGACCGACCTGTCTGGTATTGAGGTGACCGTCTATTTTGACGTGCTTGAGTTAGACGCCGGGGTAAATACGGACCAGACCAACGCCGCACAGCCCAACACCTACGTCATCCTGCGCTACAGCGGAGAAGCAGAGGACGCCGTGGCATATAGCGCGACCAGCTCAAATGCCAACACTGCCGTACTAGAGCAGGAGCGCGTCATCCTTGGGGATGCATTTGAAACCATTGCAATAGGACGTATTGAAGTAAAGACAGGCAGCACCACGTGGGACGACCCAACAACGTGGACCAGCTCCGTCGTTACATCAGGGACGCAGGATTTGCACGAGTTAGGAGTCCGTGAAATTCTTTTCGGACAGAATACGCCACGCCTCCGGCAGAGCGGCCAGGCATATCTGCCGGTGCAGCTAACGGTGCCACAGATGTACAGCACCTTTACGTACGACGGCCGCAGGTATGCGCCATACACACTGAACTACTACGCGAAGGAGCGACTGCAAGACCTTGAGCTTTACGAGTTGCACGCGGCGGACGGCGACATCACTGTCGCAGTAGATGAGCGCATCCGTAAAGGTCCAAGGTTTCAAAACCTGACTAACGACGGCGGGAATAAATCACTGCAGGCGCAAATAAGCAGCAACCTGCAAGGGGCAAGCCTGTCGTCTGACATCAGTGTCGCCTCCGATGACGCGGAGCTGAATACCATATTTTTACCGCTATCCTTTACTAAGGTCCGATAATGGCAAACAACTATAAAGTCAAGAACTTCAGCAACAGCACGACTAACACGTCGCAGGTGCTGTTCGAGGCATCGGCGTCCACCACGCTGGTGAAGTCCATCATCGTGAACTGCGACAAGACCAGCCCCAGCGCCACTGGCACGCTGAAAATAAAGAAGAGCGGCGGCGCCGAGGAGCTTATCAAGCGGGTGACAGTGACAAGCCAGGACGTAAGCACGGACATGCTGTACGACGTGCTGCCGCTGGAGGCCGGAGACAAGCTTTACGCCACCAGCAGCGACACCGACTTGAACTGGATGATGTCGTGGGTGGAGAACAACAACGGCATTATCGGAGCTGCACTGGATTCCCTGACCGACGTAGACACCACCGGCGTAGCCAACGGCAACGTGCTGACGTATAACAGCACCAGCGGCAACTGGGAACCGGAGGCGCCCGCAGCGGGTGGCGACATCTTCAAGACCATCGCCGTCGCAGGGCAGTCGAGCATCGTGGCCGACAGCACGACCGACACGCTCACCATTGCAGCGGGCACCGGTATCACGCTTACCACCGATGCCACCACGGACACCTTGACCATCACCAACAGCGCGACGGGTGCCAACGCCTTCGGCAACGTGGCGGTGGCTGGGCAGACAACGGTGGAAGCGGACTCTACAGGGGACACTCTTACCCTCGTTGCAGGAACGGGGGTAACAATTACCACTAATGCGACGACGGACACGGTCACAATCACGAACAGCGTGACGGCGCCTAACACCTTCGGCACTATCGCCGTAGCTACGCAGTCGAACGTCGTGGCAGACAGCACCACAGACACGCTGACACTTGCAGCGGCCGGTGGCATGACCATCACCACCAACGCCACCACCGACACCATCACGCTCGACAGCGCGCGCTTGGATGACGACAACGTGACGCTGTCCGGAGTGCGGACGGTGGACCTCAACGGGGAGAATTTCTACTTCCGTAACGGCAGCGACACGGTCATCGACATGGAGCCGGATGTTATTAAGATGTGCGATGTCAACGTTCAGTCAGTTTATACCGGAGAAGGAGCCTTCATGCGACTGTGGGAAGCCAGCTCTAATGGCCTGAACTATGTAGGCTTTAAAGCTCCAGCATCACTGGCCGCGTCAACATCTTGGATTCTGCCTTCTGCCGACGGAAGCAGCGCACAAGTGCTGCAGACCAACGGCTCCGGCACGCTGTCTTTTGTGTCGCTGATGACCACGGCGGCCACCGCGTCCGTAGGTGCCTACCTCGAGCTGAAGGAGGCAGCCAACAACGGCACCAACTACATCCGCCTGCAAGCTCCGGCCACCCTCGCCGCGGACAAGACGTACACGCTGCCAGCGACCGACGGCAGCAACGGCGACCGACTGACGACGGACGGCAGCGGCACTCTTTCATGGTCCGCTGTGACCACCGGGGCCAGCTACAGCACCGTGCGCACACAGTCCGGCACCACGTACACCCTCGTTCTCGGAGATGCAGGCGACTACATCCAAACCACCAGCACCACGGCGGTCACCATCACCGTGCCCACTCAAGCCTCGGTCACGTGGGCAGCAGACACGGAAATCTACTTCGAGCAAAACAACACCGG